TGCGGATGGCCTTGACGTCCTCGAGGGTGGTGGCCTCGAGCATGAGGCTGCCATCCCACGCGAACTGGAAATAGGTGCCCAGCGGGATCTTCTTGAGATACTGCAGGGATTTGGCCACGGTGGTGAGTGTCTTCTCGTTCTTGGTCATATTGACTCCTTTGTTATGGGCAAATGCCCATGGGTGCGGGATTGCACCAAATCACGTAGAGGCGAAGAAGCAAAGCAGTGTGATGATGACGCTGATGAAAGCGAACGCGAGGAATAGGCCGATTGCTAGGTCTCGCTCGGTGGTGATGAGTGCGATGAGGATGACTATCGCGATGATGATGTTCATTGCTGGATGTTGTCCTTGTGGCAAATCGTGACGCAGGACTGGCATAGGTGCCACGGTCCCATGTCGCGTAGCTTGATGAGTTGAGTAGCGCGTGTGGCGCCGTATGGATGGTGGCCGGGCTTGGGCCCGTGTTCGCTCGTGTGGTTGATGTGCTCGCATTCACACCAGTGAAGTCGTGGGTTCTTCATAGCGCGTCCTCGCGCTCGGGGCGAAGCCCCTGCTTGCGCAGCTTGAGTGCGGCGCGTACGGGTTCGGATAGATCTCGCTCTAGATCTGGGTGGATTGGGCCAAAGGCCGCAAGAGCGTTGAGGGCCTCGCCATAGGCCTTGTCGATCTCGATGCGCTTGCGGAGTAGATCGTTGACGTTGCGGAGAAGCTCGTAGAATCGCTCTTGTGTCTTGGTCGAGATGGTCTCAGCCATGACGGCCGCGTAAGCGGCGCGCGAGTCCTCACCGGGCTTGCGAGTTTTACGCCATTGTGAGTACGTGGGCTTGTCTGGCCAGACGCGGGCCGCCCCGGCGCGTCGCTCGCGCTCGGTGCGGGCGTCTACGCGATACTCCAGCCCAGTCTTGACCGGCGTGGGTTGCTTGACCTCATAGTTACGGATGAGATTGGTTGACATAGATTCCTTTCAGCGCGAAGTGTCGCGCGACCGTGCCGTGGCAGGGTCAAGATGAGGGTTGCAGCAGGGGACAAATCGGGAGCGCACGACCGGAACATAACACATGCGGGTTTGCTTGTCAAGTATTTTTTTGGTCGTGTGAGCAAAAAGATTTGGGTCGCGCGGGCTGGACACTTGGGTTAGCGCGTGCAAGTTTGGCGTTTTGAAATGCGTAGAGAGGCCGCAGCTTAGCTCTTGTCTCCGCGTGCTTTGCGAAGGAATGCGTTGACGTCTAGTGTGCGCTCTGTTGACGGCATCTGCTCTTTGAGTATGCTGCGAGCTTCATCTTCTGTTATGTCGTACTCACGTGCCATTCGCTGGACCTTGGTTTCTGCAACGCGTGCTTGGAAGCGCTCCATAATATCTTCATCGATCACGGGCTGGTCAGCTAGTGAGCGATCGGCTGCCCTTTGCTTGATTGTTTGTGTTTGGGTCCAGCTACGATGGTTGGACTCAGCGCATGGGCCACATATCGCACCATCGAGATATGGCACGGGTATCTTGCAGCGTGTACAGAACTTGAGGCTAAGTATTTGCTCAATGTATGCTTGCTGGTCGCGCCAGTGACGTCGAAAGAAGTCCTGTGGGAATAGGTGATCTACTACGCCTAGCTCTTGCAATGCTTTGGTGATGCGTGCTCGGTGCTTATAGTTGCGACGAATGGTGAGTGGGAATATGCGTGTAGCGTCTTGCATTGTGTCCTCCTGGACGTTGGTTAGTACAAGGGTACACATGCAAGTCCAGTGCCAACCCATTTGTGAGTGGCGATGGGGCTCGAGCGAGCTTGACTCGTAAGCGTCGGTGTGTAATAGTTATTGGTGCTGTATTCTTATGCTTCGTGTGTGTGTGGGCTGGCTTGGCACGAGTCTTGCTCTGAGAGATGATTCAACTTGATTCTATTTATATTTTTTTCAGAAATAGTATATGGGATAAACGAGGTACGGGGAGCGCGTGAACGAGGCCAACAGCAACACGCACAGTGCATAAGAATACATATCCAATACCTTTAACAATAGGGGTCATGTTGTAATTGATTGTTGCTCTTTCAACAATTGAAACGATACGTTGCAGGGCAACTTGTCTTGGTTTCTTGTAGGGAGATCCTATTGGTCTCACGTCCCAAACGCGTCGCTCCGCGAGCCCTGGCCGCTCGAGTCGGTCGCGGCAGGCTTGCGCAACCATGTTGCGTGAGCGCAAAGGCTCGCGCGGCAAGAAGCGTGCCAAAAATAAAGTTCCAACAACCCTTGACAGCGGGGCCGCCATGTTGTACCTTCCACATGCCGGGGGAAGAACCCCGAGCAAAACGAAAGGTCGAGATGAGAACCATCTCGAAAGGTATCAGGACAATGGCAGGACTCATCAGGAACAACCCAGAGCCTAAGGCCGCGCAGGTCAAGGGCGGGACCTATATCAGGCTGCTGGGGGATCTACAGCAGAGTTTCAAGACTCTGATGCGCGATCTGGACTTTGACCCGGACTCCCCTAGGTCAGATGCGGGCGTCCGCAAGGTTGGGGAGATGGTGGTTGCTATGGGCATTGAGCTAGCACGTGCCTGTATCTCCGCCAACGTCAACAACCTGGAGGAGTACGTGGCACATGTCACGGCTCCTGCCGAGGACGAAGCCTCGGACGAGACTAAGGCCGAAGTCAAGGCTTAAGCCTTAGTCAATGAAGGGGGGGTCTCGCGGCCCCCCCTTTTTCTATGGCTCGCAATATAGCACTTCGCAAGGCCTGACGCAAGGCCAGTTATCAGGCTTGATACCCCCCACGGCTGGTGGCGACCGCGGGACCCGCAGGGTACCCCCGACAGCAACAGCGTAACAAAAAATGCAATTCCCATAGAAAGCCCCTCTCGTTACATTTCAATGCCCCGCGTGGGCTTGGTCCCATTTTTGCATGCGTCAAGGGTATGCCATCCAGACGGCCGCCGAGCGCGCTTGTAAGGCGCTTGGTCGAAGTCCGCCGTGGAACTAAGCTCCACCGTTACGAGCTTGTTCATCACGCCGATGGTAACCCGTGGAATAACACGGATGACAACCTGGTGGTCTGCTCAAGAAGCGAGCACCTGATTGCACACAGGCGTCCACCGTGGCGCCCAACAATCTCGGAGGGTATATAGCTATGGCAACAGTCCGCACGACTAGCGGCGATCCCGGTGGGATGGGGCAGACAGCTCCGCCGGACAAGGCCGCGCACGAGGATGCGAAGAAGGCTGTGAACAAGGCAACGGGGACTGGCCCCGAGGGCACTTTAACGGAGAACCAACTCCAGCGCGCGGCCTCCGAGTACATGGTTGCCCTTCGCCCACAACCCAGCCCGCTCGAGATGGAGACGGTGCTGAACAAGCTTGTCGAACATGACGACAAAGGCGAGCTGAAGAACAAGGTCAAGACGACCGACGATGTGCCCCCACTCGTAGATACTGCCCTCAAGCCCGCAGCGTAAGCCATGGCAGCGCCAACGGTCGACCCAGGCCTCGCAGCCCTGGCGGCGATGTTGCCCTGTACGTACCGCCGATGGCTCGGCAATACGGGCAACAACCTTCTCTTCGTCAACTACGACTTCTTCCCTTGGAAGGGCCAGAACATCGACACGCCCAAGACAGCTGGCGCCAAGTGGACGACGGACGACGATACGCGGCCCCTCTCATGATCGGCGCAATTTTGATGATCGCGGCGTTCGTGTGCTTCGTGCTGGCCGCAGTAGGCGTAACCTTCCCACGTGTGCAGCTTGTACCATTAGGTCTAGCTCTTTGGGTGCTGACTGTTCTTATCGGCTCAGTGCGCATCCTTACGAATGGCTAATGGGCAACAACCGCCGACACAGATAGTCGTACCTGGTCAGGGGTGGGTGGATGTTGCATCTCGTGTCATTGTTCAGGTAGGCTTCCCAGTTGTGGTGGCTGGCGTCCTCCTATGGTTCCTACTCACCAAGTTCCAAGACAACATGAACGCCATCACGGCGCGGATGGGCGCGAACGCCACGGCCGTCGAGAACTTCATTACGGAACTCAAGAATCAAACCGCCGAGATGAAGGCGCAAACTATCTACATGCAGCAACACGCTCAAAACATGACTGACCAGCTCACATTGCTTAGGAAGATCGAGGTAGATGCCGCTAACCTGGTGATTATTCGCAAGGAAGAGCTCGAGCATATCAAGAGGGCCCTTGCAAACGAGCGGGGAAAGAAATGAGCTGGCGCATGGCTCGAGCCCTTGGCCCCACGGGTAAGGATGGCCTCCTCGGTGAGATCAACGCCGCGCACCCAAACCGATCTAAGGTCAGCGACGGTGGTATCGGTGACGCACGGCACGCTGCTTCGACTAGCGACCACAATCCATGTAAGTGCTGCCGCGTTGTTACCGCTCGCGACTTCACCCACGACCTCAAGAATGGCTTTGATAGTTACAAGTTCGCGGAGTGGCTCCGCCACCGCGTCCTCGCGGGCGAGCAGCGAGTTAAGTACGTGATCTCCAACCGGCGCATCTTCAGCGGCCATGGCCAGAAGTTCCCGGCGGGACAATGGCGTGCGTACAGTGGCTCGAACCCACATGCACACCATGTGCATGTTTCCGTGAGACACGACAAGCGACATTTCGACGACGAGGCCCCGTGGGGATACAAATGAAGACTCCTGAAGAAGAGCCCGAGGAAGTGAATCCCGAAGAGGATGAGGACGAGTGTCACGAAGTTCCACCGCCCATAGAACCAACGGAGTGAGCTATGCCATCAGTAAGCAAGGCCCAGCAGCATTTTATGGGCATGGAGTATGGCAAAAAGAAGGCCGGGGAGCCCACGAAGGTCAAGATGACGAAGTCTCAACTGAAGGACTTCGCAGCAACCAAGACCTCGAAGCTGCCCGGCCATGTGAAGGCTGGTAAGCCGACTAGCGGGCGGGCCGTGGCGGCCCGCGCACGCGCGTTGAGGAGATCCAAATGAGCAAGCGCAATCCTCTCGCCAAGAAAAGCTTCACGGATCCCGAAGGCGCTATAGGCGCCGGCCAGGGCCGAGCCCTGACGGGCATATCACCTAAAGGTATGCGGGCGAGCCAAAAAGAGGGCCGGCAGGCCGGTGTTCTGAAGGCTGCCAAGCCGAAACTCCCCGTGTGAAAGTTCTTGTAATCTGCAAATGTGGGTGGTCGAAGGCGATAGCTCCAGAGAGCGCTCGAGCCCTTAAGCTTGCCCACTTGCGGAGATATCCTGAGTCTCATGAAGTTCAAGTTGGAGGAGAAATTGGGGCCCCAGTTCTCTCTGCCCTGGTGCGCACGGTGCCAGGGTTTCGTCGAGCGCGTAGAGCGGCACGTGGATGTATTCACAGGTGACGTCGTGTATACAATCCATTGTCATAACGCAGTGGAGAGACAGGTCGTCCCCGGCCTCGATCTGCACGACGTCACCATGATAAACTCCTGTGGCTGACGAAGACCCATATAATAAGTTTCGTTATATCGACTTGGGTTCTGATCAGAACCAAGAGATAATGAAGCTGCTATACCAAGGCAAGCAGGGCCGTGGCCCCAGCTTGGATGCGCTACCGACGATGCCAACGGCACGCCCTGACCCGTACACCGGGCAGTACAATCCAGAGGAGTTCGAGCCTCGTCCCTACAAGCCGCAGAGACTTATTGATTTACCGAGCAGAAGGCTCGAGCCCCAAGCGCAACCTCGAGCATTGGGCCTACGGATGAGAGCCTCCCCAAGAGCCTACCCTGAAGGCCGTGATCTCGTTGCGGGCCTCATCAAGCGCGGTTGGACGCCCAGCGAAGCTGCCGCAGCTGCGGGCAACATCCATGTGGAGAGTGGTTTCCATCCCGGTATCCATTCCAGTGTGACAGGCGAAAATAGCTATGGCCTGATGCAGTGGAATGGAGATCGTCTAGCGGGCCTCCAGCGCTTTGCCCTCGCGTTTGGACGCGATTGGAAGGATCCTGAAGTCCAGATGGACTATATGGACTTAGAGCGCAAGGGTGGCTCCGTCGCCTTTGGCGGGACCGACGAACGTGGGGCGTACAAGCGGGCGTTTGGCCGTGGGGGCACGCCTGGTGATCTAGCGGCGCGCTTCGGTCAGTATGTCGAGCGGCCCTTAGCGCTGGCTGACACCGTGGACGAGCGGCGGGCAGCCGCGGAGCTATATGGCGAGTGATCTCGAGAACATGGCCGCGATGAACCGAGCTTATCAAGATCTCGCGAAGCCGGGCCTACGGCCCCTGCCGGAAGAAAGCTTGGGCACCCAGTACCAAAACTGGGCGGAGCGACACCCATATGCTAGCACTGCTCTCGAGCTGGGCGGTCAGTACGCGCTCAGCAAGATTCCTTACGGTAAGTACTTGCGCTCGATTGGTCTCGACCAGATTGGGGCGATTCTAGACAAGTCTAGCGAGCTTCTTGACCCATACTCGCTACATGGAACTACTCAGTACATCAAAGACCCCAAGCTGCGGTTTGGGAAGATCAAGGATATCACGGATCCTGAATATAAGCTAGGCAATAGCAAAGACTACCACATCCCGATCGAGGATCGCCAGACGGGCGATCAATTAGGCCATCTATCACTCCATGTAGATCACAGTGGGAAGCATTCGTACATTGGGTATCTCAGCGGGCAGGGCGGCTTTCCTGAGGGCATTGGCCCTGGTCATCTCATTCACATTAAGGACGAGCTTCTCGATCAATTGCCTGATCTCGAAGATGTTACCTTTGCGCGCGTTAGTGGGGCGCGGCTGAAGAGCGGTGCTAGTGTCATCTCCAGAACGATGCCGCTACGGAAGGGTGGGCCTAAGAGTTATTGGCATGGCGATCCCACAGAGCATATAGGTATTCCAGAGAGCGTTCCTCCTGAAGACACCGCTGAGGCCGAGCGCATAGCAAACATGATCAGTGGCAGGGCACAAACCGCTGAGCCTGGCTATCAGGGCTCGCTTGGTCGACGGGCGTCTCGAGCCGATCGGGATGTATTTAGAAGTGGAGGCGACACAACATATACGCCGGTTCCTGTGCATGCGCGGGAGTGGCTCGCGTGGTTCCGTGGAGTTCCGGAGTCAGAGGTAGGCGATGAAACCAACTGGAGTCCAGGCGAGCGGGTGGCGTACGATTACGATATGCGGAACAGCCTTGGCCCCGTTGGGCCACGCCCGCGTTCGCCCGCGGAGGCAGGCTATCGTGCGGGTCTACAAAGTAGAGAGGGCTTCGAGCCGGTACCAAGCGAAGCTCGAAGGTGGCTCGCGTATTTCCGTGGAACAGGCGCGGGTGACATCACAGAACAGACCAACTGGTCACGTGCGGAGCGCGAAGCATACAACGCTGAGCACAGCAATCCTCAGCGGTACATGACACAAGAAGAGCAAACTCAGGCAGACCTTGACGCCCTGGTCCAGCAACGAACGGGAAATAGACCAATCAGATGAGCAGACACCTAGACTACCGTGACCTCGAGCCGCTCGAGCGACGCGTGGCGCTTATGCGTGCGGGAGGAATGTCCGAGCAGACGATTGGGCATTTCATTGACGTCGATTATATGACGATCAAGGCAATCCTCAATCGCCCGCGTGTGGCTCGTTACTTGTTAGCTATCGAATCGACCTTCGCTGATGATATCAAGCATGGCGCGAAGATCCTTGACGATGCCATCACGCACACGGCTAACCGGGCGTTCTACATCGAGAAAGAAGTCATGGAGCGGCTATTTGAGCAGAAGGAGTCCGTGCGGGCTCAGCTCGGCGCCGCAACGACGGCCCAGGACATTCTCGATCGCGCGGGTAAGCGCGCGCCTACGAAGATACAGACCGAGGTCACGCATACAATAGACTCAGAGGCCCTAGGTCGCGTCGCCCAAGTCTTGAAGGAGCACCAGGCAATCGACATCACTCCAAACCGGGGGGCGGGGCGGGGTGGGGTCTCCGACGATAGGAGGCCGAATGGCGGAGAAGTTCATCCAGAAGGCGATCAAGAAGCCTGGGCAGCTACACCGAGATCTGGGGGTACCACAGGGCCAGAAGATCCCCAAGTCGAAGATAGCGGCGGCAGCGGCGAAAGGCGGCAAGACTGGGCAGCGAGCGCGATTCGCTCAAACTCTTAGCAAGATGAGGAAACGCTGATGGCGAAGACAGTCAAGAAGCCCAAAGGTCGCAAGAAGCCGCCCCCGATGGGGTACTAGATGAAGAAGTTCAGCAAGGCAGCCAAACAAGACTTCATCTCGAAGGTTCGGAAGATGAAGCCAGCCAAAGGCCGAGCGAAGCCTCGGATGACCCGTGTGCCTGACGCGAGCGGCCCTGGTGGAGCCCTCAAGTGAAGGCTATCAACCACGTTAAGCAGTTTCAGTTGAAGTATCCACGTCACACGCCCCGTATATCGCGCAAGCGCGTATGGTACGATCGTTCGGAGTGGCGTCAGGATCCACAGGCGCTGTACGAGGGCTCTACGCAGGGAATCGACAGCGCGCTCGATACGCGACGTCAGGTGACGCCCCTGGGCCAGGAGAACTACCCACAGGTCACGAATCTCATGCGGCGGGCCGCTACGGTGGGAGTCAAGACAAAATGAAGAAAGCGCGGATTAAGCGAGCTGTAGGCTTAGAGGCCAAGGCACTCATGGCAGGCAAGCCACACGCTCAAGCCGAGAAGATCGAGAAGCGTGCGCTCAAAAAGGGGAAGAAATGAACTGCAAGACGCCTGAGGAGGAAACACCAGAGGCTGACGAAGCCTCCGAGGAGGAACTCAGCGAGCTCGAAGAGGATGACGACGACGAGGAAGATTCAACGGATTGAAGTCTGTAGATG